CTGCGGTTCCTTGTCTGTACAAAGCCGTGGATTTGCCTACACCACTGTTGGCAAGTACCAAAGGTATCGGTGCAAGGACTGTGGTAGCTGGCATCGAGACGGCGAGAACCTTCAGAAGGAGACTAAGTATGTCTATCGTCCTGTCGTCTAAGAAGAACCCTCCGGCCCTTCAGTACGACATTAACTGGAAGGTGGACGAGATTGCTAACTTTCTGGATCTCTACCTCGGAGATCCTAAGCTAGAGTATCTGATCTCGGCGGAGTATATGTTGAAGAACCTCGTGGATGGGTTGGTGCATGGACGAAGACAAAAAGATCCCCCATTCTGAGCGTAGTTGGTGGTGGATGTCCACTCATGAGAGGGATGGGTGGGCATCTACGACGAAGGTACAACGCACGGTGGCGTTTCTTGTAACCACCGCCATCGTGATCTTTTATGTGTTTTCTACTAAGGCTATTCCCGCCCTGTTGCCTGAGCTGCTGATGCTGTACTTCGGTATTGCCGTAGGTGGTCGTATTGCAGACCGATGGGTGGAAACCAAGGAGAAGAAAGATGCTTAACCTCGTTTTAGGATTTGGTCGCAAATATCTATTTGAGATCATAGCCACCGTATGCTTCGCCTTGGCCATCGGTGTCGTCATCTACAAGGCACAGCACTGGTGCAATCTGGCGTGCCGGAATGCCCAGGTGGAGCTTACGGAGGTCAAGGCCAAGCTGGACGCCTGTGAAGTTAAGGCCAAGCAGGAGATGGACTTCTACTTCCAACAACGTGAGGGGTGGCAGAAACAAGTCGACGCACAGAACGCAGCGATTGAGGCCGCGAAGCAAGATAAGGTCGAGATCGTAGAAAAGAATCGCAAGTCGTTTGACCAGATCTTCAAGGAGAATAAGAAGAATGAGCAAAAATCGAAACAACGTGTCTCTGTTGAGATTCGGCCTACTGATGTCGTCACTGCTCCTGTTGCCCTCGTGCGCGAGTACAACGCAGCCGTTGCTGCCGGCCCCGGTGCTTCCAGCCCAGACGGTGGAAGTAAAGTCGGGCTTCCCAAAGATCCCGTCGGAACTCCTGGAGAAGTCGCAACCTTTGACGCCATGGCCGTTGCCTCGGCAATCATTGACAACGTCCACAAATACAACCAACTCTCGCTGAGGTGTGACACCCTTGTAGACATCGTTAAGGAATTGGAGGCTAGATATGGAACTACCCCTGTTGGAGGACCTGTTGGAAAGGCTGAAGCAAATGGAGGAAACGTACTTGGTGGAGGTGTTAGGCCTTAGGTCAGCCGACATTGTGGAAGCCTTCAGAGACGACATTGAAGCAAACTTTGAAGATCTTTGTGACGAACTAGAGGAATGGCCGAATGACGACAGCGAATGAGAAGCAAGTTGGTGGCAACCATTATAAGAAGAATGCTATTCAGCCTTGGGATTATATTATCGCTAATGGCCTTGGCTATCTCGACGGCACTGCGATTAAGTATATCACCCGCTGGAAGGAGAAGGGAGGGATCGAGGACATCAACAAGGCGATCCATTTCCTCGAAAAGCTGAAGGAAGTGTACTATGCCCAAGAGAAGGAGGCACAAATCGCTCTTAAAGATGATGGGCCGAAGCTGGCGCAGTTTACGCAGAAGCCGGATGGAACTGTCTTCTTCTCTATGGAACCAATTAAATGAATCTAACTGACTATCAAACATACATCCACCAATCTCGCTACGCCCGGTATCGTGATGATCTCGGACGTCGTGAGACGTGGACCGAAACTGTAACCCGGTACTGCGACTTCTTCAAGGAGAAGTACGGTACCATGTTCCCGTATCAGGATATCTTTGACGCCATTCACGAGATGCACGTCATGCCCTCGATGCGGGCTCTTATGACCGCAGGAGAAGCTCTTGAACGAGATCACGTCGCAGGATACAACTGTTCGTACCTACCAATCGACCACCCCCGGGCCTTCGATGAAGCCATGTACATCCTCCTCTGCGGAACAGGGGTTGGCTTCAGCGTCGAGCGGCAGTACGTCGCCAACCTCCCGGAAGTACCGGAGCATATTCATAAGTCCGATACAAAGATTGTGGTTGCGGACTCAAAGATTGGTTGGGCATCAGCCTTCCGAGAACTGGTTTCGCTCCTGTACGCTGGAAAGTATCCCCGTTGGGACTTGTCTCGAATTCGTCCTGCTGGCGCCAGACTCAAGACATTTGGAGGAAGAGCTTCAGGCCCCGACCCACTTGATGCCCTATTCGACTTCTCCTGTGCTCTATTCAGTCGAGCGGTGGGACGGAGGCTTAACTCTGTCGAGGTACACGACCTTGTGTGCAAAGTCGCCGATGTTGTGGTGGTTGGTGGTGTACGAAGGAGCGCACTCATCTCGCTTAGCAATCTCACAGATGAGAGAATGCAGCGCGCCAAGATGGGTCAATGGTGGGAAACAGACCCCCAACGGGCTCTTGCAAACAATTCAGTCGCATACACCGAGAAGCCCGATGTGGGCATCTTCATGAGGGAGTGGCAAGCACTATATGAAAGCAAATCGGGCGAGCGTGGAATCTTTAACCGCATCAGTGCAAAGCGTGCTGCGGCTGCTACAGGACGTCGAAAGGCAGATCGAGATTTTGGAACAAATCCCTGCGGAGAAATCATCCTTAGACCCAACGGATTCTGCAACCTTAGTGAAATCATTGTTCGTAGCGATGACAACTTTGGAAACCTTAAGGACAAGGTTACGATCGCCACTGCAATCGGTACTTTTCAGTCGGGACTCACGAATTTTCGATATCTACGCCCCGTCTGGAAACACAACGCCGAAGAAGAGCGGCTCCTAGGGGTGTCGATGACTGGCATTCTGGACAATCATCTCCTCTATGCCAATCCGCATCTGGAAAAACAACTTGAGGAGATGAGAGATCATGCTATCACCACGAATAAAGCGATTGCTGATGGACTGGGCTTTGCTCAGTCTGTGTCTATCACAACTGTTAAGCCATCCGGCACTGTCAGCCAGTTGGTGGATTCTGCTAGTGGCATTCATCCTCGGTATAGTCGCCACTATATGCGAACTGTTCGAGCCGATAAAAAGGATCCACTCGCACTCTTCCTGCGGTCGCAAGGGGTGCCTGTTGAGGACGACGTCACCAAGCCCGGAAACACCGACGTCTTCTCTTTCCCAGTGCGAGCGCCAGAAGGATCTCTTCTAAGGGATGATCTCTCCGCCCTGGATCAGCTCGAGCATTACCTTGTCTTCAAGCGGCATTGGTGCGAGCACAACCCCTCTATTACGGTATACGTTCGTGAGCATGAATGGCTTGATGTACAGGCTTGGGTATACAAGCACTTTGATGAGATTGGAGGGGTTTCCTTCCTGCCTCATTCTGATCATACTTACCGACAAGCCCCCTATCAGGAGCTGACGGAGGAGGAGTATGAGAAGGCGGCAGCAGCGATGCCGAAGATTCGGTGGGAGGACTTCCGGGAATCGGCTGACAACACCACGTCGAGTCAGGAAATGGCCTGCATTGGCGGAACTTGTGAGGTGAATCTGTGATGAATGTTTTCATGGTCAGTTTTATTCCAGGCTTTATGGTTGGTATCGAGTGGGACTACGAGAACTACTTTGTAGTCATTGACGTAGGTATTATCCGCTTCGTCTGGGACTACTACGGTTATCCACGAGAAGAGGAGTAAAAATGCTTATGCTATTGTTTGCCTCTTTGTGGTTGAACATTGTTACACTAGGAGCGTTGATCGCCATTCATGAGTGGCGGCAACCACCGTGGCCGTAAAAGGAAAAGCCCCCGAAAGGGGGCTTTTTCATTTGGGGCGGAGTGTGTATCTGTACAGAGAGTTTACTCGGTTTAGATGCCCATTTAAGAATCTGGGCTTACTTCGGTTCATATGGTGTCGTCTTCGAGCATCAAGAAAGGCAGCAACGTCTCCCTTGGACTCGCGTAGGAACTGCTTGGCGCGGGATACTCCGCAGAGTACAGCTGTGTCAAACATAACGGTGTTGAGTGGTGCGGGCAGCATGTCACACCAGCTTGGCTCCCAGTATTCTTCGTAGTAGATCCGGGCAGCTTCTTCTGGCGTGAGGTTCTTGATGTCGAGGTCGGGGTGGAACGTTTTTGAGATGCCCCACTTCGTTTCGCCACCGGGGTCTTCCGGATCGTTGACATACCCACCCTCCCATGTGAGTGTGAATTGCAGAGCATCGTAAAAGTCGTTGTACTCCTTATTGCTTACTACGTCTAACGGATTCGTTGATGACATACGTTGTGAACTTTTCATCTAGTTTCCTCACGTCTTGGGAGAGTTCCTTGACATCGGCGTTCAACTCTTGCTGTGCCTCCCTCACAAGAGTCCTAGCTGCATTAATCTCCTTGTCGTGTTGCAGAAGAATCTGGTCTTGAAGTTGATTAGCATTCACCAGGGCAGCATAACCTGCCCCGATACCAAAGACAATGGTGAGAATTTGGAGTATATTTCCTAGGGAGATCTCCGGGTTATATTCAAATTTCATTGTGGCCTCGTCGGTTCCATACTACGTTCTTTCAGGAACCGCTGATAATTAGCCGCTCCTGTTGTGGATCGAGCACGCATCGCCTTTCTAAGATCGGGCGACAAATCCTTAGTCTCCATGAAGGTAACCCACCCATTGATGATGGGAGTGGGGTCCATTTGGAAGTCCTCAGCAATCTTATTCAAAGCTTCAATGTCTTTCTCTGATGGAGACGACTTCTCTTTAAGTCGCTCACCAATAGAAGCAAGACGCCTAGCCATAATTTCTTGATCCGTTTTAAGGAGCTGTTCCGTAGTCATCTGGGATTTCTCTTGCAAGGACCGCACCCCATGCAGGGCCATAATCCACTGGTCG